CTGCTTGTGGTCCCATGTATTTGTGGATGTAAATGTCCAATCCGCCCACAGTGTATTGCTCGCGTATGGTACGATCTAAAAATTGATAATCTCGGGTCCGGTTAGGCCGGTACATACTTAATCTTGGCATGTTATATTTATAGTACTTTGGGTTTACCTTTCTGTGGGTTGACCGAATATTCCCAAAATGCTATAATACGGACTTAACAACACAAAGGAGTCCGCAATGTTTACAGATTTGCACAGTGAGATGGTTAACAGCGTAGCGCCAAATTACAGTATCAATTATGAAGCAGAGGCGCTTGCCAGTTTTGAAGCCACCGGCGATGACTTGATGGAGATGCTTGAGACTCGTGCCACGGACTTTATTGCAGAGACTACTGGGGCAGATGTGCGCGAGGACTTGGGCGGGCTCACAGTATTTTTCCGTGGTAATACTTTGGTTGCATTTTACGATTATGAGCAATTTAAAGGGCATGTGTTCTAAAACCCTGAGCCCGAAAGGGCTTTGGGTTGACCAACAATTGCCATTCTGCTATAATTATATATAATCTACAGGAGCCCCAATGAACGCAACACGAGCCGCTGTCAAGCCACTGAACCCTCGCAGTCCTGATACCAAATACACAGGGCTAGAACCCACATGGCGTGTGCAACCCACAGACGATCGCACTAGCCAAATGAGCTCGGCGTTTTCATGGTACAATTACTTTTATGGCAAAAAAGACGCACGTGAAATGCTGGTGGCTTATTTAGAGCACAACGGACGCAAAGCAGATGTTCGTGCATTGAAAGGCGTGCCTGACTCAGCAGTTCGATTGACCACCGCCTGGTTGTGCCGTATGAGCATGGTGGGCCTGGAACTCACAGATACTGAAACAGTTCGGTTGGAAGGCTACATTCAAGAAATATTAACTGCACGTGAACCCGAAGTGGTGGTTGTTGAGGCAGTGCCTGTGGCAGCCAAGCCCAACATTCAAGATCGCCTGCGTGAAAAGGTGTCAGAATGTGCCGGCGAACTGGACGGCATGTTTGATGAGTTTGTGATCAACGGTGCCAAGATGTCAGCAGACTACAAACCTATCACAGTGATTCGTGGGCTAAATGTAGCACCGCAGATGATTTCGGACATTGCCAACTTGTGGAAGCACAAACTTGCTGAGTTTGAAACAGTTATCGAAGGCAAGGATGCACAGTTGGTAGAGGGCTACAGTCACCTCAGCAAGATACAAATGCGCAATCTTGTGAAGTTTTGCGAAGCAGTGATCAATGACTGCGGTGCCTATGTGCAGATCAAGAAAGTGGAACGCAAGCCACGCAAGGTCAAGTCAGTGCCACCAGAAAAACGTGCCGCCAAGTTCAAGGTCATGATGGAATTTGTAGAACTCAAACTCAAGGGATTGCCAGCCGCAAGTCTTGTGGACAAGGCAGAAGCATGGTTGTACGACACCAAGAAGCGCAAACTGATCCACCTTGTGGCTGACAGTCACACACAGGCATTCACTGTCAAAAGCAACAGCATCATTGGTTTCAGCACTGTGGAAACTCAGCAGAAAACTGTGCGCAAGCCAGCAGATGTTGTCAAAGCTGTACAAGCCGCAGGCAAGCCAGCCGCACGTAAGATCTACAAGGACCTCTCCACCACAGAAACCCCGTTTAACGGACGTGGCACAGAGAACTTGGTCATACTCAAGGCCTGGTAAATAATGAATGTTTCAGTTGCCACACAAATTAGATGTATACATCACCAATGTGTGCAACCTGACCTGCGATCAATGCAATAGATTCAACAATCATGATTTTCGAGGATGGCAACGCTGGAGTGATTATGAAGCACAGTACCAGCAGTGGGCTAATGTCATAAAGATTCCTGCAGTGACCATCATGGGAGGTGAGCCCTTTCTCAATCCCACTCTACCAGACTGGGTCACAGGTATCAGTAAATTGTTTGATGTAGATGTGCAAATATTGACCAATGGCACAAGATTTAGACAAGCTGGTGGTCTTTATGATGCATTGTTGAATGTCAGGTCCGGCCAAATTAAAAATCACATTGCGGTGAGTCTGCACCGCAGTGATCAGTTTGAAAAATTAAAAGAAGACATACTGTGGTTTCTCAAAGCACCAGTGGAGATTTTGACGTCGACGCATGAGAACAATCATCACAATTCTGACTGGTGTTTTAGAGACAGCAATGACATTGTGGTCAATGTATACATCAAAGATCATTTTCACACTGCGGCCATTAGACCGTTTACGAGAATTGGCCAACCCATGCAAAAGACCTACTTGTTGCACAACAGTGATCCTTTTTTTGCACATCAAAACTGCGGTTTTGCTATATTCAAAAGTTATCATTTTGTTCATGCCAAACTGTACAAATGTGGTCCTGTGGCACTGATGCCTGAATTTGATCAGCAACACACATTGGCCATTTCGTCACAAGACAGAACCTTACTGAATTCCTACCTGCCACTGACTGTGGATAATTTTGATCAATACCATGAAGAATTTTTTGAGAATCTAGATAAACCCATTGCTCAGTGTAAATTTTGTCCCACTCTTGAAACAATCACAGTAAAAAAAATATTTCCCTTGATCAAAGGCCGACAGCATGTACTTTGAATCTTTTTACGATATTCGCTTGGGCGAAATCTACAAAAAAAGCCAATGTATAGAACATGAGTGGGCAGTGGTCAATGTGTTGTACAGCATGTTGACACACTTGGGGTATCAAAAATGTCCTGACAATCCTCGTGGATGGAAAAGAAATCATCGCACAGTGATTGTGTGTTTGAGTGACGATTTTGGTGTAATCAGACCTAACCCCGCAGCTGAACCCGGGCAATGGTTTGATTCAAATACCACGATCATTACTGACAATCATATGCCTTACCCCACAGACTATGAAGTGTGTGTGCTGCCACCAAGTTATTTTGGTGTGTTCAATTACGTACCAGCTGACCAGGACTACAGCCCCGAACGTAGATTTCATTTGTCAGTCAACAGACTGGACACACAGCGATTGTTATTTTTGTTGGAATTCACAAAACAAGCCGGCAGCATACACAACGTTATTGAAAACGACTTCATTAATTTCAATGCTCGTGCTACAGGTGCAGAAAACACACCTCAAGATGCCAAAAACAGTGTTTCACATTGTTGGACACAACTGGCAACAAATCATGCTGATCTTAGCACATGGTATGAACAGATTTTGCCACACATGCCTTTGAGAAATCACAAATTTACCGTGGAACAAGTACACACCAGTGCTTATCTCAATCTTGTAATTGAGACCTACGCTGGAGATGCCAGTATTGCGTTCAGTGAAAAAATATTCAGGGCCTTGGTTACACCAGCACCTTGGCAGGTGTTTTCAGCAAAAAATGCTGTACAACGTCTCAGAACACTGGGGTTCGATGTGTTAGACCACATTGTGGATCATTCATATGACACTGAACAACAAGACAATTCTGTAAATGGCCACAAAAAAATAATCAATTTTGTTTGCCAAGCCATGTACAATTACAACACTATTAAACAAATCAATCACCAGGTGTTGCTTGAACAATGCCATGCTGCGGCTGACCATAATCAACAACTATTAGCACAAATGCAACGCCGTTGGCCCGCAGATTTTGCCAACTGGTTGCCACAGGTCATCTCAAAACTTCAATAAATACAGGAACCGGAGTTCCTGATGCCAGAACAGCAACAACAATCACTGCCCACGCTCAAGCAAAATCTAATAGATTATGTACGGCTTCAGCTGGGCGGTGATATCATTGACTTAGAACTAGATCCCTCACACTACGAAGCAGCCTATCAAAAAACCATAGGCACTTATCGCCAACGTGCTAATGGTGCCTATGAAGAGAGCTACAGCTTCATGCAGTTGGTGCAAGACGTCAACATCTATGATCTTCCGCAAGAAGTCATAAGTGTGCGTCAAATATTCCGCAGAACATTTGGCGACAGTTCAGGACCGTTTGCATCAAACTTTGATCCGTTTGCGCAGGCAAGTATCAATGTGTATCTAATGAACTTCAACGTGGCCGGAGGCCTGGCCACCTACGACTTCTATAGTCAATACATTGAACTGGCCGGACGTATGTTTGGTGCCTACATGAATTACACTTGGAATCCTGTGACCAAAAAACTGCAACTGATCCGTGATCCCAAAGGGTCTGGCGAAACTGTGTTGCTTTGGACCTATAACTTGAAACCAGAATTCAACCTGCTGAGCGATCATCAAATCAGCCAATGGATACGTGACTACATGGTAGCCAACTGCAAAATGATCATTGGTGAAGCACGTGAAAAATTTGGCACCATTGCCGGACCACAAGGTGGCGGTAGCCTAAACGGTGCAGCTATGAAGGCTGAAGCCAAAGTGGAAATGGACAGCCTGATCGAACAACTCAAAATGTATGTGGATGGTTCGCAGCCACTTACATTCGTTATTGGATGATGAATATATCTGTAATTGGATGTAGTTTTGTTGGACTTTTGAACAGACTGCGATTGTTAAAATTACATCCAGGGGTAAGATTTTTTATAGACGCTTCTGCAGGATCAGGTAACCGGGCCATAGCCGCTGCTGTGTTACATCATTTGGCACAGGTAAAACCAGATGCAATTGTAGTTCTTTGGTCTGGCATCAATCGTATTGACGTACCAATGCCAGCAGACTGGCACAATGCCTACGGAGCAGAAGTATCATTTCGGAAAATACAAGATCAATATTGGTATCACAGTGGTGGATTCAGCTGTGGGGGGTTTTACCCGCCCACTCCAAAAATTCTGATTGATTATTTTAAAAGCCAGCATTTAGGCGGAACACCGGAGTATTTTACTGATGTATCAATGTTGGATATAATTGGGACGTTGGCAATCTTAAAGACACAAAATATTCCCTACTACAGTAATTTTATTTACGATGTGCATGCTGATTATTCAGAGTATGCAGATATTTTATTTGATAAACCGTTAGAACATACACTGGGCAAGATATCATCAAAGTCTCATTATTGTAGTCTACTTCCGTGGAACCAGTTAGACACACAAAACACCCCATTCGAGTGGGCAAAAAATCAAAATCTATTAGACACTGATCAGTTTCATCCGACACCTGATGCCATGCATGCATGGTTTGAACAATTTGTCATACCCAAATTAGATATACAGCCACCTAGTAATGTTTGACTAGCATTTAAATGCCTGCTATAATACAGCATGGACTTAATGATCGACATTGAAGGTTTGGCAACAGGCCCTGAGACCACAATTTTAACCATTGCGGCTCAGGCATTTGACCCTCTTGGCACTGGCTACTACCAGCAACAATACTATGCCAGAATTGATCTTGAAAGCCAAGAGAACCGTACCATTGAACAAGGCACTATCAACTGGTGGGCCACACAACCTGCAGCCGCACGGGACGAAGCCTTCAATGAACAGGGGCGTATTCCTTTAGATCAAGCACTAGACGAACTGCATAAACTATGCTGGAAATGTAATCGTATCTGGATGAATGGTCCTACGTATGATGCCAACATCCTTGAGCATGCCTACAAAAGTTATGGTAAACCATTACCATGGCAATATTATAAAATCTGTGATGCACGAACGGTATATAAGCTGTACCCAGGGTTGCCCCGGCCACCTACCAGCCATCATGCGCTGGAAGACTGCCGCAGACAAATTGACATGCTACAAGCAACCTTGGCTCATTTGAATATCAAGGAACTGGCATGATCATTGGAATTTGTGGATTTATTGGCTCGGGCAAAGACACCATTGCAGACTATCTTGTGAATCTACATCACTTCCGTAGGGAAAGTTTTGCCAACACACTCAAAGATGCAGTAGCACAGGTGTTTGGGTGGGATAGAACCATGCTGGAAGGGCGTACAAAACAGGCCCGTGAGTGGCGTGAGCAAGTGGATCCATGGTGGGCCGAACGCCTGGACATACCGCACTTGACTCCACGTTGGATCCTACAACAATGGGGCACAGAAGTATGCCGCAAGAACTTTCACAACGATATCTGGATCGCCAGCCTGGAAAACAAACTGCGCAACAGCAGGGACGACGTGGTCATAAGCGACTGCAGATTTCCCAACGAAATACGAGCCATCAAACAATCAGGTGGACTGGTGGTGCGTGTGGTGCGTGGTCCTGAACCTGATTGGTACGATGCGGCTGTGAGTCGCAATCGCGGCCCTGACGGCAATTCAACCTGGTCACTCAGCGGTCGCCGACTGGCACAGTCGGGGGTGCATGATTCAGAAACTGCCTGGGTAGGCACTCAATTTGATGTGGTGTTGGACAACAATGGTACCTTGGACGATCTGTACCAGCAAGTTAAGAAACTTGTATCTAGTTAAGCGTCTGGTTCAAGATCACCTGCCCGCCAAGTAACTTCAGACCGGGCAATTTCTTCCACACAGTTTCTACAAACTGTACGCAAGTTTCGTAATGAAACATTGTTGAGGTCTCCGTCCACATGATATACAAGCAATTGACTAGTGAGTCTTGCCCGAAACCCGCATCGATCACACTGTGATTTTTTTTTGTAACCGTCACTTTGCCAGCGTGGCACCGGCGGTTTGAGTTTTTTGTTTTTGCGGATACAAACACTGCATCGAGAGTGATAATAAACTCGATCATACTTGTGATAAGCAATAGCTCTGTGTCGAACATTGCACACTTTACAAATGGGTCTCATACAGCTATTTAGCCAACGGACCTATATATAGGCCACTGTAAAACCCCTTTTTTTGGATATGCCAATAAATATCCATAACTTGAAAAGGAATCAACCATGGCACTAGTATCACCAGGCGTAGAAGTAACAGTAATTGACGAAAGTCAATATATCCCTTCCGCTGTCAACACAGTCCCTTATTTTCTAGTGGCAACAGCACAAAACAAAGCTGATGCAGCTGGAGTAGGTGTAGCAGCAGGCACAACCGCTGCCAATGCAAACAAAACTTATCTCATCACCAGTCAACGTGATTTGGCAGCAACATTTGGCGTGCCATTCTTCTACAACACCACCACTGGCACACCCATTAATGGATACGAGCTCAACGAATACGGGTTGTTGGCAGCGTACTCGGCCTTGGGTGTTACAAACCGTGCTTATGTGCAACGTGTGGATATTGATCTCACAGAGTTGACTGCAAGTTTGAGCCGCCCCACTGGAGATGCTGATAACGGCACTTACTGGCTGGACACCAGTACCAGCACTTGGGGAATTTTTGAATGGGATCAGACCTCAGATACATTTACCAATCAAGTGCCCATTGTGATCACAGACACTGCAGATGTGGTCAATTACAATGCCAATCCTGCTTTGGCTGACTATACCCCATTGGACACCATTGGCAGTATTGGTGACTATGCGGTGAGTGCTGTGAGCCTGGCCAATCAGCACTACTATAAAAACACCAGCAACGACTGGGTGCTAATTGGATCAGACGCTTGGAAAAATTCTTGGCCCACAGTACAAGGCACAAATTCAGTGGTCGGTGCTACTCTCACTGCTGGCGCAAACTTTTTTATCAACGATACCTTGGTCACTGTGCCCAGCGGACCCAGCAACACTGTTGCAGCCTTTGCAGCAGCCATCACAGCAGCCACCATACCTGGTGTGACTGCCACTTCTGAAAGCAACAAACTTACCATCTACGCAGACAGTGCAGCCACCAACGATGGCAGTACCAGCACCGGCGGTATTGTCAGCATCGAACTGGGTAATGTCAACAGTGCAGCTTTGTTGAGTGCCTTGGGTATCAGTGCTACTACATACCGTGCTCCTGACTACTTGCCAGCCTACAGCTATCAAGCACCACGTTGGAGAGCTACTGATACTGCTCCGGCGCCCACTGGCAGCATCTGGCAGAACATCAGTGCAGTTGGCAACGGCATGAGTTTGAACCTGAAAAAGTACGATGCTACACTAGACGTCTTTGTGTCACAGACCAGCAATGTGTATCTATATGATGGTAGTGCTAATGCAGCCTTGGATCCCACCGGCGGCGGCAAAAACATTCCTGTGGGCACCACTTATGTGCAGTACGATGCGGAACAATATGTGACCACTCCGGTGGCCAATGCTGCCTTTACTATATGGGAACGAATTGCGTTAGGAGCTACTGTTGTTACAGGCACAACCACACCTGGCAGCGGTGGCGATGCATTGTTTGTATCAGGCAATACATTTAATTTATATTCTACCAGTGCAGGATCGTCTACATTGACTCAGTATGCTGTGACTCTCAGTGGTACCAGTGTAGCCAGTTTTATTACCAGTGTGGGGGCTGCTAACATACCCAATGTAAGTGCCAGCGTAAACAGTGCCGGCAACATTGTGTTCACTCACAGTCAAGGCGGAACCATTGTTTTGGAACCTGTTGGAGGCGGTGGCACACCTATTGCCACAGCAGGATTCACCACCTCTACTCCCAAAGTTCACAGTTCTAGTACTGCTGCAACAATACTAACGTTGAGCAACTGGGTCGGTACTGATTTGTTCACTTATGTGGCGTCTGACTCTGCACCAGATCAAGATCCTGCAAATGGACGCTTGTGGTATTACAGCAGTGTCAGTGATGTAGACATCATGATTCAAGACAACGGTAGTTGGCAAGGTTATCAAAACGTTACCAACGATACTCGTGGGTTTGACCTCAGTCTTACCAACGAGTCGGGTCCAATTGTGAGTGCCACTGAGCCTACTACACAAAATGACGCAGCTGAATCACCACTGGTATACGGTGATATTTGGCTGGACACCAGCGACTTAGAAAACTATCCTGTGCTGTATCGTTGGCAACCAGTGGATGGACAGGATCAATGGGTGTTGATCAACAACACTGATCAAGTAACATCAGACGGCATACTGTTTGCTGATGCCCGCTGGGCCGGCAATGGTACTACAGATCCTGTAAGTGATCCATTCCCTACTATTGAAAGTTTGTTGACCAGCAACTATCTTGACCTAGATGCACCTGACCCAGCACTGTATCCCCAAGGTATGTTGATGTGGAACATGCGCCGTTCAGGATACAATGTAAAAAGTTTCCAAAGTAATTACTTCAACGCCGCTTCATTCCCTGACGATGTGTTGCCCACAGTCAAAAGCACTTGGCTCACTGCATCAGGGCTGCGTGATGATGGTGCCATGTATGCAGGCCGCCTAGCCCAGCGCAAGTTGATTGTGTCTGCTATGAAAGCTGGCATTGATACCAGTTTGGCAGCAAGAGAAGAACAAAATCAATTCAACTTGATTGCTGCTCCTGCTTATCCTGAACTGCTGGTCAACTTGGTGGCACTCAGCAACGAACGTGCCAACACACTGTTTGTGGTGGGCGATACTCCCATGCGCTTGCCCAACACTGGCAACGCCCTGGTGGAACATGCTACCAACAACGGCGGACTTGGAGTGTCAACAGACGACGGCTTGATCATTAGCTCACCTTACTCAGCGGTGTTCTATCCTTCATGTCAGACCACTGACTTGTCAGGCAACACCGTGGTAGCACCTCCCACACACATGATGGTTCGTACTATACTGCGCAGTGATGCTGTGAGCTACCCATGGTTGGCACCTGCTGGCACACGCCGCGGTGTGGTCGACAACGCAACTGCAATTGGCTACATTGATGCACAAACCGGCGAGTTCCAACAACTTGCAGTGGGACAAAGCGTAAGAGACATATTGTATGAAAACAATATCAACCCCATTACCTTCATCCCAGGCATTGGCATCACAAACTTTGGTAATAAGACACGTCAAGGCCTGACCACAGCCCTGGATCGTATCAACGTTGCTAGACTGGTAGCATTCTTGCGTGGTCGACTAGAAGAAATTGGCAAACTGTACCTGTTTGAACCCAATGATCAGATCACTCGCAATGAAATCACCAACACTGTGAACAGTTTGATGATTGACTTGATTGCCAAACGTGCTATCTATGACTATTTGGTTGTTTGCGATTTGAGCAACAACACGCCGGCCAGAATTGACCGCAACGAGTTGTGGGTAGACATTGCTATTGAGCCAGTAAAAGCTGTGGAGTTTATCTACATTCCATTGCGTATCAAGAACACTGGTGAAATTTCAGGCGGCACAGCAGGGTGATGAAACAGGAGGCCTTTTACTGGGCCTCCATTTCAGGTAAATAAAACAACAGGAGATATAACAAATGGCAGTTTCATCATTACAGAGAATGACAGTACCCTTGGCAAGTGACCAAAGTTCACCAACCCAAGGCCTGTTGATGCCCAAACTCAAATATCGCTTTAGAGTGATGTTTGAAAACTTTGGAGTGAGCACACCAAGAACCGAATTGACCAAACAGGTCATAAGTTTTGCTCGCCCCAATTTGACCTTTGAAGAAATCGCACTGCCCATTTACAACTCAACATTGAAGTTGGCAGGCCGTCACGCCTGGGCAGATACCACTTGCTCAATTCGTGATGATGCGTCAGGTGCTGTGAGCCGATTGATTGGTGAACAACTACAGAAACAAATGGACTTTTTGGAAATGAGTTCAGCAGCTTCTGGCATTGATTACAAGTTCTTGACCAAGGTGGAAATACTAGATGGTGGCAACGGTGCCAACACACCAGTTGTGTTGGAAACCTGGGAACTGTATGGTTGCTATTTGAAAGCTGCCAACTATGGTGATCTCAACTACGGCACCAACGAAGCAGCCACAATTGAAATGACCATTGCCTACGACAATGCCAACCAAACACCTGAAGGCACTGGTGTTGGCACTGAAATTGGTAGAACTCTTGGCGATGTTGTGACCGGCGCAGGCATCTAAACATGCCATCGTTTGGCCAAGACTTTTTAAAAGGGTTCTTGGGCAACAACAGTTTGCGTGATTATCAGCACGCCAACAGAGTTTTTGCCACCAATGCCTACGAGCTCAAGCCTAGATTCAAGTTTCTCTTTCACGTGAGTTTCACACTCAACGTGGAAGAGATTCCTTATCTCCGCGGTAGTCTGGGCAATGATGATATTGCCAGCATTGGCCTGGCAGTGAAAACAGTGGACCTGCCCAAGTACAATGTGGACACAGAAGTTCTAAATCAGTACAATCGCAAACGCATCATACAAAAGAAAATCAACTATGAACCAGTGACGGTGACATTTCATGACACCAGTGATGATTTGATTCGCAAAATGTGGTACCTGTACATGAGCTACTACTACAAAGATTCATCACAGCAGTATCTGGCACCCGGTGTCACCAATGGCAGCAACGGCCCTGATGCCAATCGGCAGGCAGGCTTTGGCTACAACGACCGCGACATCTATGCCAATCAACGCATAGGCAATGTCAACGACTGGGGCTACATTGGTGAAAGTTTCAATGATGGTGGACAGTCTGCCACAGGCAAGCCACCATTCTTCCGCGACATTAGAATTTACGGCATGGACCAGCGAAAATTTGCTGAATATGTGCTAATCAATCCCTTGATCAAAAGCTGGGATCACGACCAATACAGCTATGCTGAAGGCGGTGGCATCATGCAGAACACCATGACCATTGATTACGAAACTGTGAAATACTACGGCGGAGCAGTGGGCCGAGCACAACCTGGTGGCGACCCCAATGTACAAGGCTTTGCCACTGACGCACACTATGACAAAACTGTGAGCCCCATTGCTAGACCTGGCGCCAACGCCACAGTGTTTGGTCAAGGCGGTTTGCTGGATACTGGCGAAGGCATTATTAAAGATCTCACCAGTAATAGTCTTCTGGGCTTGATTGGTGCTGCACAAAAAGCCAGCAGACTCAACCAAACATACAAAGGCAAAAATTTAAGATCCATTGCTGCCAGTGAAGCCACTACCCTGGGCAAAAACGCATTGATTCAGGGCCTGCCCGGCAGTAATCGCAGCGTGACCAATCGATCCAACGGTTGGTTGTTCCCCAAACAAGTCACTC